TTACGGGGTAATGCCAACCGCTGCCGCCACTTTGTCGCCACTTGGCAGCGTTGCCAGAGGATTGAAACGGAGCGCCGTTTCCAGATGATCCGGTGCCAGATGTGCGTAACGCATCGTCATTTTTATATCGTGATGTCCGAGAATTTTTTGTAAGGCCAGGATGTTTCCACCCGACATCATGAAGTGCGCCGCAAACGTATGGCGCAGAACGTGTGTGAGTTGACCGCGAGGGAGCACGATAGACGTTTTTTCCATCACGGATAAAAATTGAAAATAGCAGTCTGTGAAGAAATTGAACCCATCAAGCGCCATGATCTCTTCGTAAAGCTCTTTACTGATAGGGATGCTTCTGTTTTTCTTCCCCTTCGTTCTTACAAATGTAATTCGGTATTTGGTCACCTGTGAACGAGTAAGATTTACGGCTTCTCGCCAGCGTGCGCCTGTGCTTAAGCATATCTTAACTACCAGTGCCAGAATTGGGTCCTGACGTTTGCAATCAGCCAGTAATTCAACAATCTGCTCATGGGTAAGCCATGCCATCTCTTTTTCAGCGATGGTGAATTTTCGCATGTTCTCCAGTGGGTTCGGATACGACCATTCGCCCAGGCGGGATAGTTCGCTAAAAACACTACTAAGATAGCTTTGCTCCAGGTTAATGGTGACCGGGCTTGCTCCTTTCTTCCATTTTTCGCTGAAGTAGATCTCTCCTGTCAGGCGTTTATCTCGATAGTGGGCAAACATTTTAGAGGTGAGATCGGTTGCAAGGGGATTGCCCAGAGCGTCAACTATCAACAGCAATTTGTCATAGACATGCTGCCCAGCTGTCAGAGATTTACCATGTAGTTTGAACCATAGCTCAACCACGTCTTTCAGTGTTCGACGATCCACTGATTCACCCAGCCAGGGCTTTGCTTCGGTTTCTTCCATCGTGTGACGCTCAAAAGCCAGAGCTTCACCTTTGGTGGCGAATTGTTTACGCACACGACGTCCACTACGTCCCGCGGGGTAACATTCGCATAGCCATTTTCCTGTGGTGAATTTTCGTACTGCCATAAAAAATGCCCTCCAGTGGAGAGCATTTTTACTGTATGTATAACCAGTGTCAATGTATATGAATTGAGATTCATACATTGAGGTTAATTTTATCTTTCTACTTCCCAGCGTAGAGATTGCATTAACATAGCATAAATATTGAACAGGAAAGTTTTTAAAGTTAATACAAGGAACACTGCACTGCTTCCTACGAGTATATATAGTATTTGAACTCCAACAACTTTAGTGCAATGAGAAAACATTAAGGCTCTGAGTAATTTTGTAGCCAATCCATTTTCTTGCCCGAAAAGAAGGACTAAAAGATAGATAACAGACCAAAATATGAAATATATAAATACTCTCATAAATACGCCATAAACATATTTTAAGTAACTTATCCCGTATAATGGATGCTTATACTCCATTAATGAAAGGAAAAGTTCAGGTTTATTTATGGTTGCAAATATTGTAAATCCAGTAATTAAAAAACCTAATGTTGTTGTAGTGAATCCGAATACTAAAGGTGTCCATTGTCTAATAGATGAAATTAACTCTGGTGATGAAGATAGACAAAAAGCATTAATAGATAATAATATCACTAATAATAATGTGAAATAAAAGTCAAATGAATTGACCTTTATTTTTTTAGTTAATTTGTAAACATCATGCAAAGATCGCTCTTTGGTCAGATCTTCTGGGTTGAATGTATATTTCATACTATAGCCACCTAGAAATTATTGATGTTAACTTGGAAAAAATTTTAGTATAATCTTCACGTTCTGGAATAATAATATTTCCTGCATCCTTTAATTCTGTGAATGCAGAATACGCCTCTTGAGCAGCTCTTTCCAAATCAGAACTAAGTTGTGGCCTTGATGCTTTTAGAGTAAAACTATCATTATTCCCTGATAGCCTTGCTCCGTGTTCATCTTTACCACTTATAATTACTTTAGAGTTGGCCATTCGGGTTGCACTTGTTGTTTTTTGAATGACGGCCTCAGAATTTAAACCATCTTCATTTTTATTTGTGTATACTAATTGAGCTTTACTACTATTAAGTTCTTCTTTTTCTTGTTCAATTTTCCTCCAGAAGCCATCAAGAGATATATTTTCACTATTTGTTGGCAATAACTCAATTGATAATCTATTAACAACAGAAAAGAGTTCAACAAAATTGCTCAATGATCTTGGGTCTGTTAAGGGGGTAACCCGTAATTTGGGGGCTCCTAGTTTACGATAAATATCTTTTTTATACAGTCGATCAATGTATGATTTTTTCTTTCTAATTCTTTTATTTTTTTTTACTTCGTAATCCACAAAAGAATTATATCGCTGTGCAAGGCAATACTTGCTAGTATTTTCAAATTCTTCTAGGGTAGGGGCTCCAGAAACCTCTTTGCAAAGCATTAATCTGTGCTCATTAAGCATAAGAATAAAAATAGAGCTGGGGTGACTTTCTAGCGTCCTGTGATCTCGAATTAATTGACCATCTTGAAATATTTGATCTCGTTTAAATATGGTCTTTTTTATAATGCGGCCACACAATGCAATTGTTGGAACTATAGGACCAATAAAATCTGAATCTGTAGTATCTAACGTAATAATTTTTGTGTCAGTAAAGAAATATTCTGTATCTTTAAATTTTCTAACGTATTTTTGTGCGAAAAATGAAGGAAAAACAATGCAATCAAAAGCATCTAAGAGAACTTTGTCCTCTCCAAAATTTAAGGTATAGTTTGCAAATTCAATAGTTTTCGTAAAGCTCATTGTTAAACCCTTTTTCTAATTATTCCTTTAACTTTATTATTAAATTCCAAATCTTCTTTATCGCATTCAAAGCTATATTTTGTGTTTTCAACGCGGATGCGATTGTTTGGAAGTTTAAATATGTCTCTAAAAGTAAATTCTCCGTTAATAGATACTAACCATAGACCATCGCTAAGATACTCCTCTTTGCTAATGATATATGAATCATTTGCGGAATTAACTATATAGGGATGTTTTAAATTTTGAGGTAAAATTTCGCTCGAAACGATTAATTCTCTTTGATCAGTAAGTTTGCCGTCACGTAGATCATAGCAGTCTAATGTAAGCAACCCACTTAGCTTTGTTTGATTGGAATGCCCCTTACCAAAAGATAACCACTCGAGAGACACTCCTGTTTCTAAACAGCATTGGATGATCCAGTCTGCCGGAAAAATGTCTCGCATGTATCGTGTAGCTAATGTGCTTTTTGAGATACCAAGGTGATCGGCTAAGGCTTGGCGCGTTTTGTAACCGTAAGCCTTAACAATTCGCTCTATTGCTGCTTTACCCCCTCGAGTGAAATCCATGTGGTTTTCATTATCGAACTTTATCGTGGGGGTGTGAACTTCATTGCAAAATTCATCTGCAGACTGTTTTTCAGCATGCCGTTCTGGCGAAGGAGCTGGCACTCCTTCTTCAGCATCTAAACCAAATGCTAACCATTCGATTGATGCGCCAGTTTCCATTGAACATATAACAACCCAATCAGCAGGGAAGGTATCGCGTGCATATCTGTTAGCCATTGTACTTTGTGAAATACCAAGGTGGTTACAGAATGCTTGGCGTGATTTGAAACCATAGGCCATGAGTATTCTCTCAATGACTTTTTGCCCTCCTCGATTCTGCATGACCATGGCTTTCAGATGATCTTCAATATGGCGAAATGTGATTTTATTAGTTGACATATTCTTTATGCGAACCTATTCTCCGTTTTGTGAAGTTTTCGTCACGATTAATACCGGCTCACCACAAGCCAATAGGAGATGTTGCATCATGACCCCTAACATTTCAATAACTCTGAATACGCCGCACGTCACAATTGAGCGTTATAGCGAACTTACTGGTCTTTCTATCGACACAATCAACGATATGCTGGCTGATGGTCGCATCCCTCGTCATCGCCTTCGGAAAGACAAGAAAAGAGAAAAGGTAATGATCAACCTTGCTGCTCTTACCGTTGATGCACTTACTGATTGCAATGTTGTATTCAACTAGTTCCATTTTGGGATACATCAGGGGTGTCGACTATGTTTGATTACCAAGTTTCCAAACATCCACATTTTGATGAAGCCTGTCGTGCATTCGCGCTGCGCCACAACCTGGTGCAACTGGCAGAACGTGCTGGCATGAATGTGCAGATTCTGCGGAACAAGCTGAACCCGGCTCAACCTCATTTATTAACCGCACCAGAAATCTGGCTGCTTACCGATCTGACTGAAGATTCAACGCTGGTAGATGGTTTTCTGGCTCAGATTCACTGCCTGCCATGCGTACCGATTAATGAGGTGGCAAAAGAGAAACTGCCACATTACGTCATGAGTGCAACCGCAGAGATCGGGCGTGTTGCTGCAGGTGCGGTATCTGGCGATGTAAAAACCAGTGCAGGTCGTCGTGATGCTATCAGCAGCATTAACTCTGTAACACGACTGATGGCGCTGGCGGCTGTTTCATTGCAGGCCCGTTTACAGGCTAATCCTGCGATGGCGAGTGCAGTTGATACCGTGACTGGCCTCGGTGCTTCATTCGGTTTGCTGTGAGGTGCTTATGCTTACTAAAGAACCATCATTTGCATCGCTGCTGGTAAAACAAAGTCCGGCAATGCACTACGGTCACGGCTGGATCATGGGGGAGGATGGTAAACGCTGGCATCCGTGCCGTTCACAAGATGAATTGCTGGCAGAACTATCTACGAAAAAAAGGGGGAACAAATGGCTATTGAAGGCGCTGCGGCGACTGTTCCATTAAGCCCCGGTGAACGCCTGAGTGGACTTAATCACATAGCGGAATTAAGGGCGAAAGTTTTTGGCCTGAATATTGAGTCAGAGCTTGAGCGGTTTATTAAAGATATGCGTGATCCACGGGATATCAATAATGAACAAAATAAACGGGCACTGGCTGCTATATTCTTTATGGCAAAAATTCCGGCTGAACGTCATAGCATCAGCATTAATGAGCTGACCACTGACGAAAAGCGGGAGCTGATTAAAGCAATGAATCATTTTCGTGCAGTGGTGAGCTTATTTCCCAGACGGCTAACCATGCCGAATTAACCAACTAATGAAATTAATGGCGTAAACCCGCCGGGCATCCCTTTATCTAAATTCAGGAGAATTGATTATGCGTAATATTGAAACCCTCACGACTAAAACCGGACCGGATGACGCAGGGCTTAATATTTTACTGACAGAGGCTCGTCTGGAAGAACGCCGGGCAAGGGCTGAAGCAATGGCAGCTCGCCTTGATCGCCTGGCGTGTCATATCACATCCCGCCAGTTAAACCACGTCGAAGCGGCAGAACTGCTGCGTGTGACTGCTGAAGCAATCCAGAACGAAGCGCAGGAGATCCACTGATGGCTGATGCAATGGATCTCGTACAGCAGCGCGTTGAAGAAGAACGCCAGCGTCATATCCGTGCTGCCCGTGCCAAAACGCCGGGAGTGTCCCGCGTGCTTTGCGTTGAGTGTGAAGCGCCAATTCCGCCAGCACGCCGCCGTGCCATTCCGGGTGTGCAACTTTGCATTACCTGTCAGGAAATCGCAGAGCTGAAAGGCAAACATTACAACGGAGGTGCTGTATGAGCACCATCCTGAAATGGGCGGGAAATAAAACTGCCATAATGTCCGAACTGAAAAAACATCTTCCTGCTGGCCCGCGACTGGTTGAACCTTTCGCGGGTTCCTGTGCTGTGATGATGGAGACGGATTATCCCAGCTATCTGGTTGCGGATATTAATCCTGATTTAATCAACCTCTATAAAAAGGTTGCCGCTGATTGTGAATCGTTTATATCTCGCGCCAGAGTTTTATTTGAGATCGCAAACAGGGAGGTGGCTTATTACAACATAAGGCAGGAGTTTAATTACTCAACTGAAATTACTGATTTCATGAGAGCGGTATATTTCCTGTATCTCAATCGTCACGGTTACCGTGGTTTATGTCGCTATAACAAGAGCGGGCATTTCAACATTCCCTACGGTAATTATAAAAATCCGTATTTCCCTGAAAAAGAAATTCGCGCATTTGCAGAAAAGGCCCAGCGAGCAACGTTTATCTGCGCCAGCTTTGATGAAACGCTGGCGATGTTGAAGGCGGGGGATGTGGTGTATTGCGATCCGCCGTATGACGGTACGTTTTCCGGCTATCACACTGATGGTTTCACTGAAGATGACCAGTATCACCTGGCATCCGTTCTTGAACATCGAGCATCTGAAGGACATCCGGTCATTGTTTCTAACAGTGACACGTCTTTGACCCGGTCTCTTTATCGTAATTTCACTCACCACTACATCAGGGCGAAACGCAGCATCGGCGTTGCAGCGGGGGAGGGAAAATTTGCAACAGAGATGATTGCCACTAAATCTGCTAATTGGTTTAGTGCCGATTTTAGTAGGGGACGTGACTCTACTGTTATTTTCGGGGTGCAAGTGTGAAAGAAATGCACCACGGAATTCATCATTTCCATGGGACGCCTGTCTGGGGAAGTGCTGGCGACGTTCATCGTATTGCGGTGAGCGGAGCTGGTGCTTTCGTCTCCTATGTACGACCAGATCAGATTGCGGCGTCCATTCAGCACGCCCAGGTCGTTGGCATTGATAACGGCGCATTTTCTGCATGGGTGCGTGGGCTAAAAATTAACTGGAATGATTTTTATAAATGGCTCCTGAACTATTACCACCATCCTAAGGTCGCTTTTTTTGTCATTCCTGATGTTGTGGACGGAGGTGAACGTGACAATGATGCCCTGATAAACGAAGTTCCGAAAATGTTCTACGGGAAGGCAACTCCCGTCTGGCATCTGCACGAGTCAATCGATCGGCTTATCGAGCTATGTCGTGAATGGCCTCGTGTCTGCTTTGGATCGTCTGGTGAATATGCGGCTATTAGAACTGCGCACTGGCATCGTCGTATGCAGGACGCTTTTGAAGCAATTTATTGCCGACACAATTTCAAAACAGCTGTTCATGGTTTGCGCATGCTTGACGGTCGTGTGTTGGGAAATTACCCACTGGCGACTGCCGACAGTACAAATCTTGCCTGCAATGTCCCCAAATTTAATAGCAAATATCCTGAGCTTACGCGGGCTATTCAGGAGGCTGAGTATTCGCGCAATCTGACGGAAAAGGAGCTGAAAGCTGTCATTCTGAAAAACCGTTGCGCAATTTTAAAAGGTGCAATTGAAGCTGTTCGCCCACCTTCAGTTTCTGACTGGCTGTCGAATGGTTTGCAGCCTTCACAGCTCGAACTGGAGATTGCGTAATGAACTACAGCTATTCCTGGAATGCTGAGAAAAAAGCAATCAATCCTTACGTAGAGACAGAAGAGCAATCTTCAGTTTCTGCGCTTTCAAACCTGATCGCTCTGTACGCTGCCGATAACGAGCAGGAACACCTGCGCCGCGAGGTACTGAGTGATCAGGTCTGGGAGCGTTATTTCTTTAATGAATCCCGTGATCCTGTCCAGCGCGAAATGGAGCAGGATAAGCTCATTAGTCGGGCAAAGCTGGCGCATGAGCAGCAGCGTTTTAATCCAGATATGGTCATTCTGGCGGACGTCAATGCCCAGCCTTCCCATATCAGCAAGCCGCTGATGCAACGTATTGAATACTTCAGCAGCCTTGGCAGGCCAAAGGCTTATTCCCGCTATTTGCGTGAGACGATTAAGCCATGTCTGGAACGGCTGGAGCATGTGCGCGACAGTCAGCTATCCACTTCTTTTCGCTTTATGGCAAGCCATGAAGGGCTGGACGGCCTGCTGATTCTGCCTGAAATGAGTCAGGATCAGGTGAAACGCCTGTCCACCCTTGTTGCTGCGCATATGAGCATGTGCCTTGATGCAGCTTGTGGCGATTTGTATGCCACCGATGACGTTAAGCCAGAAGAAATCCGCAAGACATGGGAAAAGGTGGCAGCAGAAACCCTGCGACTGGATGTCATACCGCCTGCGTTTGAGCAACTCCGCCGGAAAAGAAACCGCCGTAAACCCGTGCCCTATGAACTCATTCCGGGTTCGCTGGCGCGTATGTTGTGCGCCGACTGGTGGTACCGGAAATTATGGAAGATGCGTTGCGAATGGCGGGAAGAGCAGTTGCGTGCTGTTTGCCTGGTCAGCAAAAAAGCATCTCCCTATGTCAGCTATGAAGCCGTGATGCATAAACGTGAGCAGCGCCGTAAGTCGCTGGAGTTTTTCCGTTCTCATGAACTGGTGAACGAAGACGGCGACACGCTGGACATGGAGGATGTGGTAAACGCCAGCAGCAGCAACCCTGCGCATCGCCGCAATGAGATGATGGCCTGTGTTAAAGGTCTGGAGCTTATCGCGGAAATGCGCGGTGACTGCGCCGTTTTCTACACCATCACCTGTCCGTCACGTTTCCATTCCACGCTAAATAACGGCAGGCCCAACCCAACCTGGACAAATGCGACGGTAAGACAAAGCAGTGATTATCTGGTCGGCATGTTTGCTGCATTTCGTAAGGCGATGCACAAAGCCGGATTGCGGTGGTATGGCGTGCGGGTGGCTGAGCCGCATCATGACGGTACAGTTCACTGGCACCTGTTGTGTTTTATGCGCAAAAAAGACCGCCGCACCATCACTGCATTACTGCGTAAGTTTGCCATCCGTGAAGACCGCGAGGAGCTGGGCAATAACACTGGGCCGCGCTTTAAGTCTGAGTTGATTAACCCGCGCAAAGGTACGCCAACAAGCTACATCGCGAAATACATCAGTAAGAACATTGACGGGCGTGGTCTGGCTGGCGAGATCAGCAAGGAAACGGGGAAATCCCTGCGTGATAATGCTGAATACGTTAATGCCTGGGCGTCTCTGCATCGTGTTCAGCAATTCCGCTTCTTTGGCATTCCGGGGCGTCAGGCTTACCGTGAACTGCGATTGCTGGCTGGTCAGGCGGCAAGGCAACAGGGGGACAAAAAAGCAGGTGCGCCGGTACTGGATAACCCGCGCCTTGATGCCATTCTGGCTGCTGCTGATGCTGGTTGTTTTGCCACCTACATCATGAAGCAGGGTGGCGTACTGGTTCCCCGCAAATATCACCTCATCAGAACTGCTTATGAAATCAACGAAGAGCCGACCGCCTATGGCGATCACGGCATTCGTATTTATGGCATCTGGTCACCTATTGCAGAGGGCAAGATCTGCACTCATGCCGTGAAGTGGAAAATGGTTCGTAAGGCCGTTGACGTTCAGGAGGCGGCAGCCGACCAGGGCGCTTGCGCCCCTTGGACTCGTGGCAATAACTGTCCCCTTGCTGAAAATTTGAACCAACAGGAGAAAGATAAATCAGCTGATGGGGGCACTAGAACGGACATTACCCGCATGGATGACAAGGAGTTGCACGATTACCTGCACAGTATGAGCAAAAAAGAGCGCTGGGAACTGGCAGCAAGGTTACGCCTGGTTAAACCGAAACGGCGTAAAGACTACAAACAGCGAATTACAGACCATCAGCGACTGCAGCTCGTCTATGAGCTGAAGTCCAGAGGATTTGATGGTAGCGAGAAAGAGGTCGATTTACTCCTTCGCGGCGGCAGTATTCCGTCAGGAGCAGGCCTGCGTATCTTCTATCGGAACCAGCGTTTGCGGGAAGATGATAAGTGGCGGAACCTGTATTAATTCCGCGGGCTAACAATTCGTGCTCTTAATAATACCAGGCATATCATGCTAATGAATGTAAAAAAACGTTTTACATCAGTAAGATTATTATATACTGTAAATATAAACAGTGGTTATGCATACAGTGTTGCTTGTGGTGTCATAGGAGGAAAAATGCAGGACTATTTTTTGGAGTCTTTGAAGCTCCAGCGCATTGATTTTTTTCTTAAGCTTGTAGCGGCTAGTGAGTGTAGTGATGAAGAGAAGGGGCTGGCTCTGCAGTGGGTTTCTGAATTGACTGATGAACTCATGGCAAAGATCAGAATCCACGAATACAACCGCTCAATGGATGTCATCAGTTGAGGTGGCTTTTATGCGCATTGAAATAATGATCGATAAAGAGCAGAAAATTAGCCAGTCTACTCTGGACGCCCTTGAATCCGAGCTTTACCGCAATCTGCGCCCCCTGTATCCCAAAGCGGTAATTCGTATCCGTAAAGGTAGCTCTAATGGTGTGGAACTGACCGGACTGCAACTGGACGAAGAAAGAAAACAAGTGATGAAAATTATGCAGAAGGTGTGGGAAGACGACAGCTGGCTGCATTAAGAAACGTTGCTGGCGTCTGAACTTGCTTCTGACGTCAGCAACGTTGAACAACTAGTTTAGTGGGGCATTAGTCATGGGGTAAAATACAGTAACCATTATTTTCACTTCCGCTCAGATTTAACCGAACGTTAGTTTTGCTACGTATGATGGGCTGCAAATTACCTTTTGGGATTTGTGATAGATACGAAAATCCTATTAGATGCTTGTTAGACCGGAAGCGCCACTTCGAACGAAAAGTAATGGCCACTTATGCCGGTTTAAAAGCCTTAACCTTGTATAGTTATTTGAATATTTTCTTCATTAACACCAAAGTATAGGGCTAGCCCTGCTTTTGCCTCCTGAAGTGTTAACGGCTTAACTACATTTTCTTCTTCTTCTTCGTACTCATCACCCGCTTGATCGACAATCGAATTAGTCGGGGTTAATTTTGGAAGAGCTTTAAATTCCAACTTGTCAGCCTCAATGCCAATGTCTTTGAGGTTGCGATAAGATACGGGATTCCGATTACCATCCCATTGTCCTGGGATGTCAATTTCAGCATAAGAATTGATGTTTATGATCCAGCGTTTAGGGTTTTCTGGAGCCCTGCTTACTCCCGAGATTCGACCGATCATAAAAGCATGATGATGTTTTGCTTCTTGTGATCCCCAGTCCTTTCTCGAATTTTGTACACAAACTAAATATTCGTGCTTAGCTGCATGGCTGGCGTCAAGTCTCCATGCTTGGCTTCCCCCTGTGTTCAAAATCTCTGTTAAACCACGAGCAGTAAGTACAGTAATACAGTTGGTAGTAGCCATTGAATTGTGACCCCGTCTTTTTTAGAGAAATACTATTGATGAATGTAGTTTACGTATTTTTTATGGAGTAGTCAAGTTAGTATTATGCTCATTATTGGCTGTTTGTTGAGTATTGTGAGTTAGTACTTTGTGTGGTACCTCTTGATTTATGAGAATTAAATCTAAGTTATGACAAAGGGAGGCAGGGGGAACGCGCAGCGCAAGGTGGACAGGAGGCCATAAGGACTCACTTGAAGTAAGAAAAGATCGATAAAGCAACAATGCATGTCTATGCCGCATGAATTCGCATGATCGTTTGAGGATCGTTTTAGCTGAGGCCCGCCAGGAATGGCGGGCTTTTGTTTATGTCATGCAAGTGCATGAAAACCACTACATAAAGCGGGCAGGCGTGGCGGGGATACGAGCGCGCGCAACGTGCATGATATGGCAATATGCATAACCTAGTTGATGAGATGTCTTGCCACTAATAATATTAAAACGATTGAAACATGTGTTCCGTCCGTACCATAATCTTTAAGTGGGTGCAGGGCTAAATTGTATGATGAAGTATCATATTGCTTCTGAATACTAATGGATAAGTACACGATTGATGTGATGTTATTGCTGACTATTTTTTGTTCTAGTCTTACCGAAGACCCAACACGGGAGAAGAAATAGAAATTAATTGCGTGCCCTTTAAGTGCACAATTTAGCAACAATTTAAAAATGAGGTGAACAGTGAAAGAGTTGGAACTATATAATCTGAATTTTTATTTTAGCTTGTGTACTTCAGATGAAGTGGAAAGAATAAAAAATGTATCAAACTCGGCGGATTACTTACTCAAAATTAGGGCTAATGCAACTATAGAACATATCAGAATCCATCGGGTATTACTAGCTGCAATGCGTAGAAGTGGAAATAATTGGTCATTAAGTAGTTATTTTGATGATTCTCCTTTTGAGGATTATATTGATGATGTTTCTGAACAGTACAAAGAACATCTAGAAGGGATCTCTGGCGGATTTGTATTTTGCAATGATCCGAATGGTCGGATATTAAAAACTGATTATGGATGTGTGATTACTATTTCAGAATCACTTAAGTATTTTTTGTATTACATGAATTTAGCTTTTTTAACTTTTGATGATTGTGATGTTCCTGATGATGTAAGAATTGCTGCATTAAGAATTGCAATAAGAACTATGATGCAAAAGGAATCAATGGATTTTGAAATTGATCCACGTGGTATAATTCCATCACAAATTGATATGGAAATTAGGTACCATGTAAATGATGTGATGAAGTTTATTGTTGGTCATGAATATTCACATTACGTACTTGGGCATTTGAATGATGAATCAACTTTCGAGGCGAGTTTTTTAACCTCTATTGATACGGAAGAAGTTAAACACAAATTTTTCTCCTATGACCAAAAGGATGAACTAGCAGCAGATATTCATTCTTTACGAATGTTGTCGCTTTCTAAAGAAAAATTGGCTGGGTTAATTCAAAAGGTTTGTATCTACTTCGTGTTCATGGATATATATTCAAATGTAAAAGATCAGGTGTCACCTTCACTTAATTTCACAAAGACTCACCCTGAACCAATGGATAGGCTTAGAAATATCATAGAAGAGTTTAAGGAGGAAGTGGAAATTGATTATAATGAAATGGATAAGTTCATCAGATCAGGTGAGGTCATAAAGGGTTTCTTGCAAGATGATGCTGGGTATAATTTTGATGAACTATATGATTTTTATGGATCAATTTATTTAGGTCAGTGGAGGGGAAAGCCGTTAATAGATAGGGTAGACTATTGAGTTGATGTTTATATCCCAAATGACAATCAAAAATAGTGAACTTCTGTGACTGTCATTTGGGTGGTGATTGTAATTTTTATTTGCAGTGGTTATGCATCTTTGGTTTAAGGTTTTTCTATAGAGAGAATGCTCGTCTATTTAGCATGGTTGGAATCTAATATATATTTATTGAATTTCACAATTTCATCACCTATCCAAGTATTTAGCTGCGATATTTGATGTTGTAGTGGTATTAATTCATTTCTAACAAAAACCGTACTTGCCTTCTCCACATCCCCAAACCCACCAACATTACTTGGCATAATCCCCATCATTTGCGGCGGAACGCGGTGCGCAGCCATCATATCGTCACGGCTCACGTTCTTGATGTTCAAAAACTCATCCTTTGCCGCCACTTCTGACAGCGGGATGATCTGAATGCCATCCTTTTTACCGTTGGGCGAGTACATAAACAGGTTGCGGAAGTTGCCCGGCCCTTTGGCGCTTTTCATGGCATGGCGGATGTTGTTCACGTCCTCCTGGTTCTGCGCGGCGTCGGTCATGTACATGATGAAGCCTGCATGACTGCCGTTGATGTAATATTTCCTGCGGAACAGCGTGGCGGACTCGTTGAGCAGGGCTGACGGAATAGCAGAAAGATAGCCGGGCAGGCCGTAGATCTCCTGATTTATGTCCGGTTCCATCAGATGAAAAATGCTGCCTTTCGTGAACTGATACGGCTGGGTTGTCATACCGTATTGCACAAACCAGTAGGTATCCAGGTCTAACCCGCGTCGGGTGTATTTTGCCAGTGCAGGCTCAAGGGCGATAACTTCACCGAAGCGGTTCGTGCGTTTCTCCAGGTAGGCGTTACCAAAAACCAGATAGTCCTGCACAAAACGCGAAAAAGCCTGCTGGCTGAGCAGCGGGTGAGGGATGTAGGTGCTGGTCAGAATGTTGCATTTCACTGCAATCGGTGAACTGTGATGCACGGCAGCGCGGAAGGTGCGCGCCAGCCCGTCAAAGCTGACGGGCGGCTCATACCAACGGTCCATCTGTACGCATTCCACATAGTCCAGCAGTTCTCGGCGGTCCAGAACAGGAACGGGATCGCCGAAGCTGAATGCTTCGGCTGTAGTCTGGTTTTTATGCTGGATCTGATTCGTCGCCGCAGCGCGGTTCTTCTTACTCTTTCCCATCAAAAAATCTCCACAATATTGCTGGTATTGGCGGACTCGCCCTGCAGCGGTTCGTTAAACAGTGCGTGCATTGTTGCCCACACCAGATCGGCATGGCTGGCTTCTTCGCTGCGGCTGGCTTCATAGGTCGGGCGGTTGCCGCTGGCGGTGGTGGCGCGACGGATTGCCATAAATGACTGCGCTATGTCGGTGTGTCCGGCGTCAAACTCCAGACGGCGGTGACTGATAATGTCGTAGGCCTTGAGTACCAGGGCATTTTTAACGTTGGGGTTGTAGACAAACTCCCGGACGGCAGGAAAAAACGCTTTCACGTTCTCGTAAACCCCATGACCGACGCCGGTTGAGTCGATACCGATGTATGTCACGTTGTACTGTTCAGTCAGTTTTTTGATGGCGTCAGCCTGGGTGCGGAAGTCCATCCCGCGCCACTGGTGACGCTCAAGAATGCGGAACTTACCACCTGGCACGGCTGGCGGTGCCACCACCACGCATCCGGCGCTGTCGCCGTTCTGCGTACCTTTTGCCGGGTCATAACCGATCCACACTTCGCGCCAGCCAAACGGGCGCAGCGCCAGTGCATGAAAGTCGGTCCAGACTTCCCAGCTGTCCACCATACACGCCTGCAGTTCGCTGAGCGGAAACACGGACGCGAGATCGTCCACGAACTCGCACATCAGCAGGTTCTGGTATTCATCCGGGCTGTACTCCATGCGCAACTGGTCAAGGTCGAACAGGTTACAGCCGCCGCGCACCGCGTCTTCCACGGTGACTATCTGGCGGTATTGCCCGTCTGCGCACAGCAGGCCGGGGGCCAGATTGCTGTGGGACAGGTCGATGTCCACCTTGTCGGCTTTGTTGCGTCCACGGTTGAACAGCGCACCGGACCAGAACGGATAAGCACTGTGGGTCAGGCTGGATGGCGTGGAAAAATAGGTCTGTCGCCATTTCTTGTGAATAGCCATACCGGAAGCCACTTTGCGCAACTCCTGGAATTTTGGGATCCAGAAATATTCATCCAGATACAGGTTGCCGTGATAACTCTGGGCTGTGCGGGCATTGGTGCCGAGGAAGTAAAGCGTGGCCCCGTTAGGAAGCACCATCGGATCGCCTTTCAGCTCCACCTCCACTTCTTTGGCAAAGTCGATGATGTACTGTTTGAAGACGTGGGCCTGTGCCTTACTGGCAGAAAGGAAAATCTGGTTACGTCCGGTAAGCAGGGCGTCAATCAGGGCTTCACGGGCAAAGTAAAAGGTCGCGCCGATCTGGCGTGACTTCAGCAGGTTGCGGATGCGGTTGGTTTTTCCGGCTTCCCACCAGTGGCGCTGGTAGTTGAACATGGAGGAATGGAAGATTTCTTCCAGCTTCTCAATCTGCTCATCGGTGAAAACATTCTTTTCCGGCTGACGGCGCGGGCCTTTGTTGCGGTTGGCGACGTTTGGGTTTAAGTCGGCTTCGTTGCCGCCATTGTTAAACTTGCCGATCCGCGCGTGGCGTTCCGACTGGCGCGCCAGCAGGTCAATCTCTTTGAAATCTTTCCCTTCTTTGTGCTCCTTCATAATGAGCTGGCAGTAGCGTGCGGCGGTGGTGAGCTGCATCTGATCCAGCGGCCCATAGTCACCCCACTTGTCGCGTTTTTTCCAGCTGTGAACGGTTGCAACTTTCTCGCCCAGCATTTCAGCAATGCGGGCTACGCGGTATCCCTGAAAGTACAGCAGCATGGCCTGCCGACGGGGATCGAGATCTGCGGGTGTCAGTGTGGTGTTCATGGCACAAACCTACAGCCTTGAATGAAGGCTTTCCCCGCCTGCGGTTTGTGTGGTTGTCGGTACAAATACCGCGCATTGTTTCACTGCCCCCATCACCGCAACCATAAGGCTCCAGTAAGTTTTTTCTAACGGAGCACGGCTCATGACAGTGAAAGCAAAGCGTTTTCGCATCGGGGTGGAAGGTGCCACCACCGACGGACGCGAAATCCAGCGTGAATGGCTGGAACAGATGGCAGCCAGCTACAACCCGGCGGTGTATACCGCGCTGATTAACCTTGAGCACATCAAGTCTTATCTGCCGGACAGCACCTTTAACCGTTACGGCAAGGTGACGGCGCTGTTTGCCGAAGAAATCACGGAAGGTCCGCTGGCAGGCAAGATGGCGCTGTATGCCGACGTTGAGCCAACGGAATCCCTGGTGGAGCTGGTGAAAAAAGGCCAGAAATTATTCACCTCTATGGAAGTCAGCCCGAAGTTCGCTGATACGGGCAAAGCTTACCTGGTCGGCCTGGCTGCCACTGATGACCCTGCCAGTCTGGGTACGGAAATGCTGACATTCAGCGCCAGTGCAGCTCATAACCCGCTGACAAACCGCAAGCAGAATCCTGCAAATCTCTTTACCGCTGCAGAGGAAACGGTGATCGAACTGGAAGAAATCCAGGATGACAAACCGTCCCTGTTTGCCCGTGTCACGGCGTTGTTTACCAAAAAAGAACAGTCCGATGACGCCCGGTTCTCTGATGTGCATAAGGCCGTGGAGCTGGTCGCCACTGAGCAGCAGAACCTGAGCGCACGCACCGAAAAATCCCTGTCTCAGCAGGAAGAACGTCTGTCTGAGCTGGAGACTGCCCTGCAGGCACAGCAGACCGCCTTTAACGAACTGGTGAATAAGCTGAGTCATGAAGACAGCCGCCAGGACTACCGCCAGCGTGCAACAGGCGGTAACGCCCCCGCTGACACTCTGACCAATTGCTGATGGAGCACAAAACCCGATGAAGAAGAATACCCGCTTTGCTTTTAACGCTTACCTGCAGCAGCTGGCGCGTCTGAACGGTGTGGCAGTTGAAGAACTGTCCAGCAAATTCACCGTAGAGCCGTCTGTACAGCAGACGCTGGAAGACCAGATCCAGCAGTCCGCCGCTTTCCTGACGCTGATTAACGTCACGCCAGTGACTGAACAGTCCGGTCAACTGCTGGGGCTGGGTGTTGGTAGTACCATTGCCGGAACCACTGATACCACCGCGAAAGAGCGTGAACCCGTCGATCCGACGCTGATGGTCGATGTGGAATACAAATGCGAGCAGACCAACTTTGACACGGTGCTGACCTACGCGAAGCTGGATCTGTGGGCGAAGTTTCAGGATTTCCAGGTGCGTATCCGTGACGCCATCGTGAAACGTCAGGCACTGGACCGCATCATGATCGGCTTTAACGGCGTGAAGCGTGCGAAAACCTCCAACCGTAGCGAAAACCCGCTGCTGCAGGATGTGAACAAAGGCTGGCTGCAGAAAATCCGTGAGGATGCACCGGATCACGTCATGGGCAGCACCACCACGGGCGGTGAAACCACACCGGGCGCGGTGAAAGTCGGGAAAGGTGGCGAATATGCCAACCTGGACGCCGTGGTGATGGATGCCGTCAATGAGCTTATCGACGTGGTCTACCAGGACGATGACGATCTGGTGGTGATTTGCGGTCGTGAACTGCTGTCTGACAAGTATTTCCCGCTGGTCAACAAAGAGCAGGAAAACAGTGAAAAACTGGCTGCCGATATGATCATCAGTCAGAAACGCATGGGTGGCCTGCAGGCCGTGCGTGCGCCGTTCTTCTCGCCGAATGCATTGCTGATCACCCGTCTGGATAACCTGTCCATCTACTGGCAGGAAGATACCCGCCGCCGCTCAGTTATCGACAACCCGAAACGTGACCGGATTGAAAACTTTGAATCCGTTAACGAAGCCTATGTGGTTGAGGACTACCGCTGCGCCGCACTGGTGGAAAACATCCAGATTGGCGACTTCAGCGCCACCGCAGCAGAAACCGGAGCGTAACCCATGAGCCTGAGTCCCGCACGGCAGCATCGCCTGCGCGTTCAGGCTGAACAGGCCGCCCGCGAGGGCGGCAGTGTTCGCCACGCGTCGGGCTATGACCTGATGCTGCTGCAACTGGCGGAAGACCGCCGCCGTCTCAAGGGCGTTCAGTCCACGGTCAAAAAAGCGGAAATCAAAGTGGAGCTGCTGCCGAAGTACGCCGCCTGGGCAGAGGGTGTCCTGGCTGCCGGAGGCGCTCAACAGGATGACGTGCTGATGTACGTGATGCTGTGGCGCATTGATGCCGGAGATTATGCCGGGGCGCTGGAGATCGGGCGTCATGCCCTGCGTCATGGCTGGGTGATGCCGCTGGGTAACCGCAACGTGCAGACCGTGCTGGCAGAGGAAATGGCAGACGCCGCGCAGAGCGCAATGCTTGCCGCCACCGGCTTTGATGCCGATCTGTTGCTGCAGACGCTGGAGCTGACAGACGGTCTGGATATGCCGGACCAGTCACGGGCGCGTCTGCATAAAGCGATTGGCGCTGTCCTGAGTGAAAGCAACCCGGCTTCCGCCATTAATCATCTCAACCATGCGTTACAGCTCGATCCCCGCTGTGGCGTGAAAAAAGACAAACAGCAGCTGGAGCGCAGACTGCGAAATGACAGCCGCTGACAGAACGTGCCCCCGCGCACGGGCGGCACGGGGTGGCGAAAGGCACTGCCACATCAAAACCCCGTCCACCGCCCTCTATTTCAGGAGAAAGCAGCATGAAGTTTGTTGCGCCAGAACAGGCACCGGAACAGGCGGAAATCATTAGAAATACGCCGTTCTGGCCTGATGTGGACCTGTCGGAGTTTCGCAGTGTCATGCGCACTGACGGCACGGTGACGCAGCCGCGTTTAAAGCAGGTTGCCCTGTCGGCAATTTCGGAGGTCAACGCAGAGTTGTATGAGTTTCGCAGACGTCAGCAGATGCTGGGGTATGCGTCGCTGGCTGAGGTTCCGGCGGAACAGCTGGACGGCAAAAGTGAGCGCATTCATCACTATTTCAACGCGGTTTACTGCTGGGCTCGCGCCATGCTCAACGAGCGTTATCAGGACTATGACGCCACGGCATCCGGTGTGAAGCGGGGCGAGGAACTGGCGGAAGCAAGCGGTGATTTATGGCGTGACGCCCGCTGGGCCATCAGCCGGGTGCAGGATGCGCCGCACTGCACAGTGGAGCTTATCTGATGAAAGTGCGTGCGCATCAGTATGACACGGTGGACGCGCTTTGCTGGCGTCATTACGGGCGCACGCAGGGTGTCACGGAGCAGGTACTGAAGGCAAATCCGGGGCTTGCCGAATATGGCCCCTTTTTACCTCACGGGCTGCAGGTGGAGCTGCCGGACATTCCGACCACCACCACCGTGCAGACCGTCCAGCTATGGGACTGAATTATGACGCTTGAGCGAATCAGCGCCTTTATCACGTACTGCATCGCCGTTGTGCTGGCCTGGCTGGGCGATTTGTCCATCAAGGATGCCTCAACGCTGGGCGGCCTGATGATTGGTGTGCTGATGCTGGCTATCAACTGGTACTACAAACACAAAGCCTACCAGCTTTTGCGCGACGGGCAGATCTCGCGGGAGGACTATGAATCCATCAATCGTTAAACGCTGCCTTGTCGGGGCCGTGCTGGCTATTGCTGCCACGCTGCCGGGTTTTCAGCAGCTTCACACCTCCGTGGAAGGGCTGAAACTGATTGCCGATTACGAAGGTTGTCGTCTGCAGCCGTATCAGTGCAGCGCGGGTGTCTGGACCGACGGCATTGGTAATACATCGGGCGTCATCCCGGGCAAAACCATTACGGAACGACAGGCAGCGGAAGGGCTGATCTCCAACATGCTGCGTGTGGAGCGGGCGCTGGAAAGGTGTGTGAAGCAACAGCCGCCGCAGAAGGTGTATGACGCGGTGGTGTCGTTTGCCTTCAACGTGGGAACGGGCAATGCCTGCAGTTCCACGCTGGTGAAATTGCTCAATCAGCGGCGCTGGGCGGATGCGTGCCGACAGTTGCCGCGCTGGGTTTATGTGAAAGGTGTTTTTAATCAGGGGCTGGATAACCGCCGTGCGCGGGAGATGGCCTGGTGCCTTAAAGGAGCTGGACTATGACGCGTGCGCTGGCAGTAGTGGTGGCGCTGGCACTCGTTGCGCTGGGCTGGCAGTCGTGGCGGCTTAACAGCGCCAGCCACACCATCGAAACGCAGCACGCGGCGCTGAAAAGTAAAGCGCAGGAACTGACGAAGAAAAACAGCCAGCTTATCAGCCTGTCCATTCTGACTGAAACCAATAACCGGGAGCAGGCGCGGCTCTATGCCGAAGCAGAACAGACCAGCGCACTGCTGAGACAACGACAACACCGGATCGAGGAACTGAAACGTGAGAACGAGGATTTACGCCGCTGGGCTGATACTCCTTTGCCTGCTGACATTATCCGGCTGCGGGAACGTCCGGCACTCACCGGAGGTACAGCTTACCGTCAGTGGTTGTCCGCGAGTGACGCCGTGTCGGCTGGATCAGGCAACGCCGCGCACTAACGGTGATCTGAACGCGTTGCTGGATGAAACGGAGGCCGCCTGGGCGGTCTGTGCAGACAAAGTGGACATGATTATTGCGTGTCAGGAGCGAAACAGTGAACAAACCACAATCCCTGCGCCACGTCCTCAATAAAGCGGTGCCTTATGTCCGCAATAACCCGGACAAACTGCATCTGTTTGTGGATAACGGTTCGCTGGTTGCCACGGGGGCCAGTTCCATGTCGTGGGAGTACCGTTACACCCTGAACGCGGTGATTGAGGATTTCAGCGGCGACCAGAATCTGCTGATGGCCCCGGTTTTGCTGTGGCTGCGGGATAACCAGCCCGATGCCATCAATAACCCGGCGTTACGGGAAAAACTATTTACCTTTGAGGTGGATATTCTGCGCAACGATGTCTGTGATATCAGCCTTAACCTGCAACTGACGGAACGTGTGCTGGTCAGCACTGACGGCAGTGTGTCGAGCGTTGAAGCTGTAGCAGAACCCGATGAACCTGAAGAAATGTGGACGGTGAAACGTGGCTGAACTGCAGAAGGTGGACGACTGGCTTAGTGCCTTACTGGCGAATCTGGAACCAGTCGCAAGAAGCCGCATGATGCGCCAGCTGGCGCAGGAACTGCGCCGGACACAGCAGCAGAATATCAGGATGCAGCGCAATCCAGATGGCAGCAGTTATGAACCGCGCAAGGTCACGGCGCGCAGTAAAAAAGGCCGCATCAAACGTCAGATGTTTGCAAAGCTGCGCACCACCAAATACCTGAAAACCGCCGCCAGCGCCGACTCTGCCAGCGTACAGTTTGAAAGTAAGGTGCAGCGCATTGCCCGCGTTCACCATTATGGCCTGCGCGATCGCGTCAGCCGCAAAGGACCGGAAGTGCGTTACGCAGAGCGTCGTTTGTTGGGTCTTAATGGTGAGTCTTACGTTCTAACTCTTGATATATTGAATAGATTCCTTCTGTCTTGAATTCACCATATGCCCAATGAATTGCATTTTTTTGTTCAGTCAGAATATATTTCCTAACTTTTTTAGAATAGTGAATGGTCAGTATAAAACCCAAAGAAATCCATAATAGAATAAATATGGTTGTTGGGGCAAAGGAATAGATAAAGAATTTGTCTTTAACGAAATTCTTGACTTCTTCATCAATGTAAGCATTCCCTTCATCAGTGGTTAGTAGTTTACAAAGAATTTCTTTATGCTCGATAGTTAATGATTTGTACTTCTCTGTACTGGCAGAGGATGACTCTTCGCAATCATCCTTTGATATTTCCCAATCAGGAGTGGTTAATATTGTAGCTGCAGTCGCCAGTTTTTTTGACATATAAAATGATTCACCGGATTTTATCCAATAAAGCAATGTGCTATTTGGTGGGGTTCTAATGGCTTGGATGAAAACTGGACCAAAAATATAAATTGCACACAAAAAAAGAAGTGAAAAGAGAACCGTGATTGATTTTTCAGCCCATGTGATAGTAGGCAGCCTTTTTAATGATATTCGTATAAGAAAAAAATTTAATATAAACGCAGGTATTCCTGATTTTTTCAAAATTACATCATGAGATTTTCTATATTTGAATAGTGCTCTTATAACTATCGTCACCAAAGTTATAACAGCTCCAATAATGGAAATCCATGCGGCAAGTGCCGCTGCCGGGGTGTTTAAAAATTCAGCATTAAATATATTAGAACTTATTGGATTCATAACACTCATTTATCCACCTATTGGTTGTTTTTTATCCTTTTATCAATTTGTACCATCGATACCACAATTTGCAAGAAGTTATAAACAAGTTTTCAGCTGTCATCATATATCTATGAACGCACAACTAACCGAAATCATGCGCCTTATCACCAATCTGATCCGCATAGGTGTAGTCACCGAAGTGGACCGGGAAAACTGGCTTTGTCGGGTGAAAACGGGCGACCTTGAAACCAACTGGATTAACTGGCTGACGCTGCGCGCGGGTAATGCCCGCACATGGTGGCGACCATCGGAAGGTGAGCAGGTGGTACTGCTGAGTCTGGGCGGCAATCTGGAAACAGCCTTTGCTTTGCCCGCCATCTATTCTAATCAGTTTGCACCGCCGTCGCAGTCGGTGGACGCCTGTGTGACAGAACATCCTGATGGTGGCTGGTTTGAATACGAACCCACTACCGGGCGCTGGTATGTCAGGGGCATCAAATCCATGGTCATTGAGGCTGCCGACAACATCACCCTGAAAACCAGTGAGTTTGTGCTGGAGGCTGACCGCACGCGTATTAACAGCGAAGTAGTGATCAATGGTGGCGTTACCCAGGGCGGCGGTGCAATGAGTTCTAACGGAATTGTGGTTGATGCACATCAGCATACTGGCGTCCTGAAAGGCGGCGACACAACCGGAGGCCCGGTATGACGCTTTATAGCGGGATGAACAATACCAGCGGCAAAGTCATTACTGATATTGACCATCTGCGCCAGTCGGTGCGGGACATTCTGCTGACGCCGCAGGGTAGCCGCATTGCCCGTCGGGAATATGGTTCCCTGCTGTCGGCACTGATAGATCAGCCACAAAATCCGGCGTTACGCCTGCAGGTCATGTCGGCAGTGTATGTGGCGCTGAGTCGCTGGGAGCCACGGCTGACGCTGGATTCCATCACCATCAACAGCCATTTTGACGGTTCAATGGTGGTGGAGCTGAGCGGGCGGCGTAATAACGGTGTGCCTGTTTCCCTTTCCGTATCAACAGGAGCAGAGAATGGCAGTGATTGACCTTTCGCAGTTGCCTGCGCCGCAGATTGTGGATGTGCCGGACTTTGAGACGCTGCTTGCCGAACGCAAGGCCGAATTTGTGGCGCTTCATCCGAAAGATGAGCAGGAAGCAGTGATCCGCACGCTGGAACTGGAATCTGAACCCGTTACCAAATTGTTGCAGGAGAACGCTTATCGTGAGTTGCTTCTGCGCCAGCGCATTAACGAAGCCGCGCAGGCGGTGATGGTGGCTTACGCGATGGGCGGCGATCTTGACCAGCTCGCTGCTAACTACAACGTGAAACGCCTGACGGTGACACCTGCTGATGATGACGCTGTACCGCCCGTTGCGGCTGTGATGGAAAGTGATGAAGCGTTACGCCTGCGTGTGCCTGCAGCCTTTGAAGGGCTTTCTGTTGCGGGGCCAACTGCCGCTTATGAGTTTCATGCACGAAGCGCCGACGGTCGGGTGGCGGATGCCAGTGCAACCAGTCCGGCACCTGCAGAGGTGGTACTGACTGTCCTTAGCCGCGAAGGCGACGGAACAGCAGAAAAAGACTTGCTGGATGTGGTGGAGAACGCCCTGAACAGTGAGAACGTCCGCCCGGTGGCTGACCGTCTGACGGTTCGCAGCGCAGAAATCATCCCGTACCGCGTGGAAGCCACCATTTTTCTTTATCCGGGACCGGAAGCAGAGCCGGTAATGGCAGCGGCAAAAGCCAGCCTGCAGAAGTACATCGCCAGTCAGACGCGGCTTGGTCGGGATATTCGCCGTAGTGCCATTTTTGCCGCGCTGCATGTTGAGGGGGTTCAACGTGTGGAGCTGACTTCACCGCTGGCTGATGTGGTCCTGAACAAAACACAGGCCGCCTCATGTACGCAGTGGAGCGTAACCAACGGAGGAACGGATGAATAGTCTGCTGCCACCAGGTTCAACGCTACTGGAGCGCCGACTGGCGCAGACCTGTAGCGGGATTTCTGATCTGCAGGTGCCGCTGCGTGACTTGTGGAATCCGGCAACCTGTCCGGTCAGTTTCCTGCCTTATCTCGCTTGGGCGTTCTCTGTGGATCGCTGGGACGAGGGCTGGACTGAAAGCGTCAAACGTCAGGTGGTGAAGGATGCTTTTTATATTCATCAGAATAAAGGAACCACCAGTGCCGTGCGGCGGGTGGTGGAACCGTTCGGATTCCTGATCCGCATTATTGAGTGGTGGCAGACCGGCGAAACACCGGGCACGTTTCGCCTGGATATCGGCGTGCAGGATCAGGGCATCACTGAAGATACCTATCTGGAACTTGAGCGACTGATAAGCGATGCCAAACCATGTAGCCGTCACATGATCGGCATGTCCATCAATCTGCAGACCAGCGGCCCGCATTGGGTGGGAGCCGCCAGCTATCTTGGCGAAGAAATCACGATCTATCCGTATATCAACGAAACAATTATTTCCGGCGGCACCGCGCATGAAGGCGGGGCGGTCCATGTTATTGACACAATGAGAGTGAATCCATGAGCACAAAATTTTATACCCTGCTGACGGATATTGGCGCGGCGAAACTTGCCAGCGCCGCCGCGCTCGGTGTGCCTTTAAAAATTACCCATATGGCGGTCGGCGATGGCGGCGGAACATTACCAACGCCGGACGCAAAGCAGACAGCACTGGTAAATGAGAAACGCCGGGCTGCGCTGAATATGCTCTATATCGACCCGCAGAACAGCAGCCAGATTATTGCTGAACAGGTGATCCCTGAAAACGAGGGCGGTTGGTGGATACGTGAAGTGGGCTTGTTTGATGAGTCCGGGGCATTGATTGCCGTGGGTAACTGCCCGGAAAGCTATAAGCCGCAACTGGCTGAAGGCAGTGGGCGTACCCAGACCGTGCGCATGGTGCTGATTACCAGCAGTACGGGCAATATCATCCTGAAAATCGACCCTGCTGTAGTGCTGGCAACCCGCAAGTATGTGGATGACAAGGCACTGGAGCTGAAGGTGTACGTGGATGACCTGATAGCAAAACATCTTGCCGCACTGGACCCGCATTCACAGTATGCACCCAAAGAAAGTCCGACATTTACCGGAACCCCCAAAGCGCCAACGCCAGCGGCGGGGAATAATACCACTCAGCTTGCGACCACCGCATTTGTTCAGGCGGCACTGACGGCCCTGATTAATGGTGCGCCAGCCACGCTGGACACGCTGAAAGAAATAGCCGCAGCCATTAACAATGACCCGAAATTCAGTACCACCATTAACAATGCGCTGGCACTGAAAGCGCCGCTGTCGAGTCCGGCACTCACCGGAACGCCAACAGCCCCCACGGCGGCGCAGTCGGTCAACAATACACAGATTGCCACTACGGCTTTTGTGAAATCGGCGATTGCGGCAATGGTGGGTTCTGCACCTGCGGCACTGGATACACTGAACGAACTGGCGGCGGCACTGGGGAATGATCCGAACTTTGCCACGACAATGCTTAATGCGCTGGCAGGTAAACAACCGCTGGACAATACGCTGACTAATTTGAGTGGAAAGGATGTAGCTGGTCTTCTCACATACCTTGGTTTGGGAGAAGCCAGATTCTCTGGTCGTTTGTTAAACACGAATATTTTTAAAAGTTCTGGAAAATATATCCCAACACCAGGGACAAAAAAGATAAGGGTCATTGCCTCTGGTGGTGGCGGCGGCGGCGGTGGGGTTCCTGAAACAACAGAAAATCAGCAGGCAACAGCCGGAGCTGGATTGAGCGGCGCATTTATTGAAGCATTTTTCGAGGTTGATAATGATTTCGAAGTCAACGTTATTATCGGTGCTGCAGGTAAAGGGGGGGGAGCCGGAAGAAATTCAGGTAGTGAAGGTGGCACAACTTATTTCGGTTCCATGATAACTGCACCTGGTGGTACAGGCGGTGGCGCGGGGGGAGCATCTGCAAACACATCATATATTCAGGGTATTTCATGGGGTGCCAGTCCGACATCGTCCGGCACTGTACTAAGAGCATTTCGCTGTAGTGCAAAAACACCAGGAGCAATGGTTATCTCTGTTAAAGCTGTAGCAGGTGGTACCGGGGGGGATACACCATTAGGTTCAGGCGGTATAGGTGGTGCAAGTTCTTCATCATTCAGAGGACGTGGTGGTGGTAAAGCTGAGGGCTTTGGTGCTGGCGGAGGCGGAGCCTGCGCACCTGCTGGAAGTGAGGCTCAATCGGGAGGTGACGGTGCCCCGGGAATAGTTATTGTTGAGGAGTATGCCTGATGAGTAATTTTGCTCTGATTGAACATGGCGTGGTGAAAAATATTATTATCTGGGATGGAGAGGGTGATTTATTCTCTAATTGCGAAATTATAAATGTTGATCATATAGATGCAGGCGTCGGTTGGTTCTATTCTGACGGAGAGTTTATAGCACCACCGGAACCGGAAATGACTGAATATGATGTTGGTAATATCGACGCGGTGATGGAAGCAGATACCAGCACCGCGCCGGGGGTTATCTGGCCAGTTCCACCTGAGATGGTTTAATCTCAATCAGAATGGGTTCGCCCTTCTCGTTAACAGATATTTCCATTCCTTCAGGGATTTCAGATGCAGTAAAAAACCAGTTATCTTCTGGTAATTCCACAGCCCCGGTCACGTCATGAAGACCGGGGATTACTTCAGTCAAAGTAACAGGATTAAACAGGCGCACAATAAACTCTCCAGGAAAAAGCACTTGTTGATGGTCTTCCGTCGTACATCTGGCAGCGGACATAAAAACCTGTATTACTGACCTGGTCATCCACGATCATTGAAACGTGAACGTTATTAGGTGTGGCCTCGTAATCTGTTCTTATTCTTTCCGCTATGCTGATAAAACGTGAAAGCTTAGGTAGTGCAATTGGATAAACGACTTTAGCCAGCCCATTATCATTGGAACCACCAGTTCCAAATACTTCTATTGCACCATCTGACCAGCGTATCCATGCACCATTGACATTAGCTCCTCGCTGAATGACATATCTGGCTTCTCCCAAACCAACGTTTATGAAAATGCAGAGATAACGGCTAACTGGCATCATCCCCGGTTTTTATTCAGGGGATTGATCATGCTTATTGGCTATGTACGCGTGTCAACAAATGACCAGAACACTGATTTGCAACGTAATGCACTGAACTGCGCGGGATGTGAGCGGATTTTTGAGGACAAAATCAGTGGCACTAAGTCCAACAGACCGGGGCTGAAAAAACTGCTCAGGACACTATCGGCAGGAGACACGCTGGTTGTCTGGAAGCTGGACAGGTTGGGGCGCAGTATGCGGCATCTTGTTACGTTGATAGAAGAGTTGCGCCAGCGAGGTGTGAATTTCCGAAGCCTGACTGACAGTATTGATACCAGTACCCCAATGGGCCGTTTCTTTTTTCATGTCATGGGTGCCCTGGCTGAAATGGAACGCGAACTGATAGTTGAACGTACCAGGGCGGGGCTTGCTGCAGCTCGCGCCAAAGGCAGAGTAGGTGGACGCCGTCCTAAGTTGACTACCGAACAGTGGGCACAGATTGGACGCTTACTCGAGGCCGGAGAATCAAGACAGCGTATTGCACTGATTTTTGATGTGGGTGTTTCCACAATTTATAGAAAATTTCCGGCAAATAAGAGTAATGAATCGTAA